ACCAGGCACTAGCGTCGTCTGGCGAATATTCGATTGAAGCCAGCAAAGCGATGCAAGACTATGCCTCGTCGCTTTCGTCAGTAATCGCAGTTGACGATGACGCGATACTTGATTCAATTGCTCTAGCAAAGTCATTTGGCGCAACAAACGAGCAAGCAAAGAAATTGGTGACGGCAGCAGCAGACCTATCATCTGCAATGGGTACTGATCTAAATTCTGCTGTTACTCAACTAGGCGGCACGCTTTCAGGCGCAGGAATCGGCAAACTTTCCAAGCTATCGCCGCAATTAAAAGGATTGTCAGACGAGGCACTTCGCTCAGGCGCGGCAATCGATATCCTTGGCGACAGATTCAAAGGAACAGCCGAGGCAGCAACTAAGACTTTCAGCGGCGAGCTTGAAAAGGTAAAGCTCGGCCTTGATTCGTTTCAAACTTCTATCGGCCTAATCATAACGCAGAATCCTACAGTAAGAAAATTACTGACCGCACTCACTGGGATTTTTGAAAAGCTCGCAAAATATGTGTCAGATAACAGCGAGGCAATATCTGCGCTGGTTACGGAAGGGATAGTCGCACTAATCTCAGCGGTAAGCACTGCGGCGAAGGTTCTTGAGAGCTTGTCTTTTTTGATGGATATCGGCAAAAACTACGTTGGCCTACTTGCCAAGGCTTTTGTAGGGCTGGGATCAGCGGTAAACGCTGCAATTACTCCGCTACTAGAAGCGACTGGCGTTTTGCGCGAGGGCACTGGCGACCAGTTCGCTGCGTCGCTCCAAGCGGCTTACGATAAGATAAGCGAGATTCAATCAATCGACTTTGAGGCCAAAGCAAACGATTTGCTTATCGGCCTAGCGAATACAATGGACGAGTTTAAGGAATCGCTCCTGGCTCCTGACTTGATCAAGCCGATCCCAGTAGAAATAAAGCCGATCGTAAACCAGAAAGAATTTACAAAGGTGCTAAGCGAGGCATCGCAAGCGGCGGCAATTTCACCGTTTCAACCGACCGTCGGCGATAAGTTCGAACCAATGGGCGTCGAATTGCCTAAAGCAGGACCAGCGGAAGCTCCGCCGCCGTCGTGGTGGGATGACGTAAAATCAATTGCAGGAAAACAAGAAAACCAGGCAGCAGCAGCGTCGTCGCTAATCAGCGCATTCAAGCAGGGCGGCAAAGAGGGCGCACAACAGTTAGTCGGCTCGGCGGCAACTGGTATCGCGGCAGCGCTTGGCGCTGGGCCTTTTGCCCAAGTTATCGGCGATCTGGTGACGTTCTTAACGACCGAAGGCGCTGCGCAAATGGTGACAAGTGTATTAGAAAACGTGGATGATATCATTTTCGCACTGGCTGAAAACATTCCGCAAGTTGCACTCGCACTAGCCGATGTATTTTTAAACCCGCTTTTCTCTATAAGAATTATTAACGCATTCATTGACGGGATCACAACCGGACTAGACAAGGCACTGAAAGAAGTTGCCAAGAATTTCACCACGCTATTTTCCGCTGGGACGATTAAGGCAGCGCTTCATTTTATCGTCGGCATAGGCCAAGCGATACAGCGACTAGACTTCACCGATGCAGCTAAACGCTTTGGCGAAAAGATTTTAGGTTTCTTTGGTACTCTATACTCCAATTTTAAATTGATAATACAACCTATCATCGATCTTGTTAACGGCATTAGAAACGTAGGCAGCAACACCGTCGATAAGGTCAAGTCCTCGCTAGGATTCGGCCTAACCAGCGGTTCTGGAACGGTGCAACGCAATGCAAGTTATGGGCTATCATCTAGCGAAGGCGGGCCAGACGCGACGGTTGTAATGCTGCAAAGGATATTGACCGCACTAGAAAAGCCGACAACGGTGAAAAGCGTAGTGACAGTTGATAGCAGGGCTTTTGCTTCGATCATGTTAGATATATCTCGCAAGAATATGAGGACAGCATGACAAGAGCAAAATTTGCTAATAACAACCAAGTCGATACACTAGACGCAGCAAATATCACTGCATCTAGTGCCATGACCTATTTTCCGTTCTCTAATACTCAGAGCAGCGCAAGGTATGAGTCGTGGGTTCCTGCTGGCAATTTCACTGTTACCACGTCGAACAACAAGATTTATATCAATGACGGATCAGACAAAACAGCGTCAATCACCGTTGGCAGCTATACCTATGCAACGTTGCCAACGGCAATTGCATCGGCGCTTAACGCTGTATCAGCTTCGTGGCTTTGCCTCTACGATACCGACGAAAGAAAATTCACAATATATCATTCCGGCACTCCTGTTACCATGCGATGGTCAGTTACGACCGACGCTGCATGGGACATACTTGGATATGACTACAATTTCGACTACTCTAGTACGACTTTTCAGGCAAACAGATCGAGAAACCATACTTCAGAGAGTGTTATCTGGGATCTTGGCGCGGCAAAGGCCGGGGATTTCTTCGCGTGCGTGAGTCAAATTGGCCTTGATTTCCCTATATCTGATCAAGCGACGATCACGCTAAAGGCCAACTCGGTCAATAGCTTTACGTCTCCGCCTGTATCGATCACGCTTACTAGGACAGCGAGCGGAATATTTTCTTTTAACGACGCCGTCTCAAGTCCGACCTATAGATATTGGAAGTTTGAATTTATCGACCGCGAAAACACTGTTGGGCCTGAAGGCTTTCCAATTTCTCATTTCTACCTGGGCGACTATGACACGTTGACCAGTACAAACTTCGCAATAGGCTTCGAGAAAAATTTGGTAGATCTTACCGAGAAAAAAACTTCACAAGCTGGCGCATCGTTCTTTCGCTCGCTGTCGAAACGCTGGGCTTTTGAATCATGCGAGATTCAAAACTTGACAGAGACGGAGCGTATTATGCTTCAAAACTTCTTTGCCCTATACGGGATCGAGTCGCCTTTCTACTTGTCGCTAGATTCGTCTCTGCTAGTCAGCACCACTATGGACGAGTTGACAAAATTCGTGCGGTTTACAGCGTCGCCTACATTCCGGCACTTGATCAGAGACATCTACACGATGGCCTTTAGTTTAGAGGAAGTGATTTAATGTCGTTTGGTGACATAGCTGACAGGCTTTATTTTAAGACTATCGACACGGCAGAGACACCAGCACTGGGAACGTTCCAGCTTGCCGAGGATATGAAATTAAATTATATGCGCGTACTGCTTTTCAAGAAAGATATTGCGATCACAACCGAGCGATTGAAAATAAACGTACTATCACCAGACGGCGGCAACCCTGTAATCGTTAGTGCATGGTCAGACCTAGCCAACATCGATGGCATCGACGGCGATAATTGGATAGGATTCTTGCGATTCGACTTCGCTGGCGAATTTCTCGACGCGAACTCGCAGTATGTTATCCAACTAGAAGCGGACGGATATACCAGAAACGGAGACGTGGGCTATCTTGCTCTGTCGCTAGACTGGCCGAATGCTATAAACGACAACGCTGTGGCGGCTGATCCGGCAATTGGAGTTGAAATATATGGCACTTGTTGACGAACTAAACAAGCGAGCCAGTGAACGCTATACGCTTGTAAAGATCACGCCTTCACTGCGTGTTACTGATATCGTGCATTTTAAATCAGTTTGGACTTATGCAACTTTTGCCGGTGAAATACCGTCAGGGCTTGAGATCGCATCGGTTAAAGTTGACGGCGTGGCATATACTGAATCGGCTACGGTAAACCCATCTGTCGGTAGCTACTATTATAATTTTTCAACGGCTGTTTTTGAAATATCGTTGGCCTCTCCGCTATCTAACAAGGAAATAGTTATATTTTTTGTGCTCAGATTCACCGATTCGGCGCACTCGATCTTTGACGAAAACGGCGTGAAGTCAGCAATTGGCGCAAGCTACTGGCAGCCACGCCTTGAGGCAGCACCAGTTATTAACGCATCGGTGCGCGACATGATGCAAGGCGTCGCCTCTATATCGTCGTCGACTATTAACATCAGTAATACTGACCTATGGCTAAATAGCTTTGTTGGCGAAGATTTCAGCTATTTAAACAAGGCTGTTGACGTAACTTTGTGCATCAATGAACAAGTTTTTTGCAGATTTTCAGGCCGCACCAAGGGCATAAAGCCGAGTGCCGATAGTTACTCGTTTAATATTTACGATAATCTTTACTCATTAAATGAACCATGCTTAATGGGCGATACAAACGCCGACGTATATATAAACGCAACCGACTATCCAGACGTTGACCAGAGCAAAATCGGCAAGCCTATTCCATATTTTATCGGGAAAACTGCGCATAAAAGTGCGGTAATTTTAAACCCGTCTGCTAGAAAGATCTACAGTTTCGACGAAAGCAGCACGCTCGAAGCCTATTGCACAGATACTACTGATTCGCTAACCTGGGTATTTGCGCGGCAAAGCGGCGACGGCGACGGGCTTAAAGTCATCGACTACGGAACGCCTTCGTTAATAACATTCAACGGCGCGTATTACGACTATGCAGGCGGCTCGCTTAACAGATCGGTTATTAACGTAAACCAGACGGTTGGCATACCGCATAACATCGAGCTTCTTGACACCGTAGTTTTCAAAAAAGCTGGCACTTCTTATCCTGGAACAGTCGTCAGGATAGAAGACGGAGCTGGAAACTATGACGTTATGCTGTGGGACGCGGCGGCAACTGCGGGAACGTACACTGTGACGACCACGCCAGAAGTAAGCATTGGCGTTATGATCATACAAGACGGAGTGAAGTACCTACCGACGGGTGGATGGAATGGCGGCGCTGGTAAAGGCGATTACTACGTCACAAGCACAGCTTTAGATAGCGGCAATTTGCTGTGGGAAATAGTATTTAAAAGCGGCTTTGAATCGAATCACGAAGCAATGCTTCCACTAGATTTCAGCAAAGACCGCGTTTTTGTCAGAGCCACAGAGGATACGGCAACAAATGACACGACGACGCACGGAAAGGCTGTAGAAAAAATACTATCGTCTGCTGGTCTAACCGTATCGAGTGCATCGATCACGGCAGCAGACTCCGACCTTGCTGCCAACGTTTCACTTATGATCCCAGAATTTTCGTCGTCAAGTCCAAGGTCTTATCTGAACTATCTTGGCTTAATCATGCAATCGACGCTTGGTTATATATACCAAGACAATTCGACGCTAGAAATAAACTATAAGATATTCGAGGAACCAGCGGCAGGCGACTTTCTACACGGCTCCGATATTCTCGACTTGTCGGTTGAGATTCAGACCGATGATATGGCTCAGAGCATCAGGTCTTATAACGATAATAATTTCTACACGGCGCAGGCGTTTTCTCACCCGCTGCCAGCGACAATATCGACGCAGGTAAGCTCAGGCCGCTCTAGGTATCATCACTTGCTGACTAACCAGGCATCGGTAGAAAGCGCTCTTTCATTGCCGGTGACGACTTGTAACCGGCGCATGGCGATGGCAGAGAATCCGCAACTTTTCGTCTCGTTTTCAGTGGCGACAAAATTAGCTAATAAAAATATAGGCGACGATATTTCTATATACGACGACAGAATACCAGGCGAAAAAAGCTCTGTTTCTGGCTTTCTATGCTCTAATTTAAAGATCGTTGGAATAGAATATTCAGCCGAAAAAATAACATTTACAGCTACAAATTTAAGGATGACATAAAATGGCCGGTAAAATTAAGCAGCTAGTTTTTGCCGAGGGAGTTACTGTTACAGCGCCGACAGAGGTCGATATTGTCGATACTGTTAACGACCAGACAATTGCCGGTACAAAGACATTCGACGAGCAAATTGTTTTAAAAGAAATTGCCACGCCGACAACGCCAGCGTCAGGATATAAAGCTGTTTACCCAAAGGCCGACGGTAAAATGTACACGCTCGACGATACCGGCATCGAGACAGAAATCGGTAGCGGTAGCGGCGGCGGCGGAATTAACTACATAGATAACCCAGACGCCGAAGGGAACGTCACCACAGGATGGGCAGTTTATGCCGACGCAGCAGCGACAACTCCAGTCGATGGCACTGGCGGAACGGCTAACATAACTTTCACGTCGTCGTCGTCTAGTCCGTTGCGTGGAACTTATAGCTTTTTAATCACCAAGGATGCAGCGAATAGACAAGGCCAAGGCGCAAGCTATGACTTTACTATTGCTGCAGCAGACAAGGGCAGGCCGCTCGGCATTCGCTGGGAAGGCGAGGCATCTGCGAACTATACCGGCTCGTCGGGCACTGAATATATGGTTTGCTACGTTTACGACGTGACGAATGCAACTGTCATCGCGACGAGCAATGTCAACGTACCAGGCGGAGCGTTCAAAGGCTTCACGACTTTCCTAGCCACGACTAGCACAAGCTATAGGCTTATATTTCACATCGCTGGCACAGGAACGGCGGCTTGGACTTATAAACTAGATAGCGTTAGCGTCGGACCTGACACGGTGGTGCAAGGTGCGGCGGTTAGTGACCCTGTGTCATTCACCACAACTAAATCAGCTGGTCTAGGTGGCTCCACTGAAACACTATGGTATGCAAGGTCTGGAAAGATGATGCAGCTATGGGGTTCAATCACCGTCGGTACAGTAGCAGCATCAGCAGCAACTCTGACACTTCCCACTGGTTTAACTGTAGATTCAAGCTATCTCGATGCTTCTGGAACCGCTCGCCTTGGGCACTTCTCTACGTTGAGAAACGCAAGCACGGCTCTTTATTCAGCCGGATATGCCGGTGATATATATTACAACGGGACATCAACTGTAATTGCTCTTGATGCTTATTCGGTGTCCAGGGCATATCCTGGGACTAATGCATCAGGCATGGTTTCGACATCAGACGTTATAGCAATATCAGCTTTGATTCCCATCGCTGAATGGTCATCCAACGTCACAATGGCGAATCGGGCGGTTGAGGAGTTTGCGAGTAATAGTTCCACAGCCACAACTGGCAACAACACTACATCATTTGCTTATGGTTCTGAAGGAAGTCTATTTTACTCACTGACCGCTGAAGGAAAGCGGAGAGTTCGATTTACTACACCAATACTTAGCACTGACGTTATCACGATTGAAGTTAGGAACGGCACGACAGGAAAATGGACTCCTATACAGGAAGCCTTGTACAAACATGGGTTAGGTATCTACACGATACAGAATGGCGTTAAGTATGGCATTGGTAGGGATGTATCTTATATAAACGATACTGATATCGACATAGCTTTTGGGACATACGCCTATCCTAATGGCACTTATGGTGCAGCAGGTGCAGCCTGGTCAACCATATCATCGCAGTCATATTATTGGCGAGTTCGCAAAGTAAGCGGCGGTGCCGTAGTAGGCTTCCCCGTATCAACTAGAAACATCGTCGGCGACACAAGCGGAACCACAGTACCGAGCGGGTATATTGGGGAAAAGCTCTCTAGTACCGGCTCTGATGTAACCCCTACTACCGACCAGTACACTGACGGCGGAAATGCAGGGCTAACACTTAACCCAGGCGTATACATGCTGCAATCGACAAGCACGTACTACGTAGGCACTGGCTCGGCAGTAACTACCTATATATGCGGAATAGGTACAGCGTCAGGCAATTCAAGCACAGGCATGTCTTCCGATAACTATATATGGCTTGCTCCAGCCAGTCATACCCCTTCGTCGAACCAAGTTTTCCATTCTGCTAATTGGTATGTAGTTGTTACGACAGCCACAACATACTACCCGAAGTTTAAAGTTAAAGGCACTATTGGGACCGGAACTGTTACCAGCAGTCTCGTTGCCGTAAGGATAGCCTAATGGACCAACTATCCAAAATTGAATCGAAACGGTCATTTTTTCCGCGCTTGCATTTCGGCGCGCTTGTCAGAGTATTTCTTTCTTAGTTCGGCTTGTTTCGGCGTGTCCTTTTCTATCTGTTCTAGCAGGTCAGACAAGGCGCGCTTTGCCTTTTCCTTGTCTTCGATACGGCCAAAGATATACGCCACAATCTTTAAAATTACTTCCACTAGAGCTGATCCGATCATTGCAGCGCCTTTAAATAAACGGCGTCATAGCCGAAGGTGGTTAGCCGGTGAAAGTCTCCGGTGTCTTTGTCCATGAACAAATAAACGCACATGCCTTTTCCTGTTGGTACGTTATAGCCTGGCTTAGTCTTTAACGGCTCAGGCTGCGGGCAACCTTCTGATATTGTCTCGCCCTCAGTATCGCCGGGAAAGATAATTCGTTGCAACAAACCTTCACGCGACTGGCATACCGATACACCTTTAGGCCACGAGATAATGCCGTTGCATTGCAGCGTGGAGCTTAGATCCTCGTTCACAAGGTCGATAAATCCCCATGAGCTTTCGCCGTCAACGTCGAGAGCGTCGATTCTGATCGGGCATTCGCCGATAGTCTCGATCCCTTCGATTAACTTGATTTTCCAAGTGTGGCTAGTGCGGTCACGCCAGCCAGACTTTTCAACCGATTCTTCACGATGACAAGTCGAGAGGCGGAGTATTTCGGCCTTTTGGGGAATCTGAATAGTTATTTCTAGCGTTTTTGCAATTGGCACAGTCATCATTCCAGTGCCGATCCGGTCGTTGACTTGCATTTGCAAGCCCTTCCGATAATTTTTCCCGAGATCCACAATGGCACCGGTCGAAGTGCAACTCATTGCAAACATGGCAGCGATAATAATCTTGATCATTCATTTTAGCCTTTGTTTAAGGACGGGCGGTTGGAATCGAACCAACTGCTAGCAAGCACTCCGAGCGCCCGTAGATTGCAGCTCTGATTTCATTGCGGTCAAAATAGTTGCTACGCCGAGATTTGTTATCACATGATCTGGGTTAAAAACACCGTCGCTAGTGTACCCGCCCTTAGTGTAGTGGTTAGTACCACACCATAGGTAGGGACTGTTTATACCGCGAGCGATATAACCGAAGCCGTTGTAGCTTTCTGCGAAGTAGAGGCATTGGGCAATTGACCACGGCTCACCGTAGCTAGCAACTCTCTCAATCAGTGCTTTTTTCATCGCGAAAACGTCAAGCGCAGAATCCTCCCAGGTGTCGAATGGGCCGCGCCCTTTCGGGACGATAGTCGTGACGATAGCGAGCGACTGGCCGTTGTGCAAGTTGCACGTGAAACGACCGGATGCTTCTTTCAAGTGAATTGCAGCAATGAGCAGCGATGGCACGCCGGTCTTTATTGATACAAAGTTATAGCGTTTCTTGTTGTCAAGATACCTGCCATAGAAATAGGCAAGGCGCACGTGCCATTCAACAGGGATCACCGCCTTGTTGAGCAAGTCTTCGTAGATAAGTTTTCTTGATTCAAAAGTTTTCAAAATGGTTTTAAAAACCCCACTACTTTCATGTCGCCATTTTGCCGCTTATCTCGTTTAGTATAATATATTCCGCCGCCGTCTCGTTCGATTGAGCCGTCGGAGCGAAGTCCTGCCGTTGTATTACCTTCGACGCAATACATGCCATCGCTAGCATAACGGAGCAAAACGCCGGTATGACCAGACTGCGAATTGCCATGCTGCCAAATTACTATTGCACCTGGCGCTGGGATTCGCTTAACGCGCTGTTCCACAGGAGTTTTCGCCCATGCGGTCAGACAATGTTCAGTCGCATATAGCGGCGATTGGATGCCTGTCTTTAGTTCGCAGTAGGCAACCATTGTTTCGACAAAGCTTAAACACCAAGCCTCACCATTCGCACTGCCAACGGTTTCTTGAATCAGGCGCACCAGCGGTCCTTGATTGTTTCCGCCTTCCTCTCTGATCCCCACGCAAACAGCCGCTACAATTTGCAGCAAGAGCCGCGCATCCTTGTCAGCAATAGCTTTTTTAGCAAGCCCATTGTTGACAAGGAGTAAATCAAGATAGCCGACCATGCCGGGTTCGATTTGTCGCGTCGCCATATTAGAGCGCCTTTGCTATTTCAACTACTAATGCAGCGATGGACTCCGCGGGCATTTCTTTAAATTCAACGCCGACCTTGGCAATGCCGTCAAGAGCTGGCAACAGAGCGACTACAGCCATGCCGATCGCCGGTAAGTCGTCAATTGTACTCCAACCGCCGTTGTCCTTTAGCTCTACCATTGCAACCTTTACGAGATTACCCAATCCTTGAGCCAGTTCGGCAATTTCTTTCGGCACTTCAATTTCAATTTTTCGCGTTTCCATGCTGACTCCTACAAAATTGTTGTGTGTTGTCGATTCTACCTGATATTATTTTTAAGTCATCACGCAAAATTTCAATGTCCCGCCGGTCGTGTTCTCTTTCAACGACGAGCTTGGTCATCGTATTGTTTAGCTTGTGAATGCTCTCGCCCATATCAGCCAGCCCGTCGCGTATTGACGTCAGGCTTGCCGTGATAATCTCAATTTGTGTCGAAAGATTCTGAATCGGTTTTTGTGCGTTAATAAAAACTCGGGAAACCATGAGTGCCGCGCCGATAATCGCACCAGCAATCGGCGACGAACCGCCAATCATTTTCACAATGGCGATCTCGTCCATAGTTATTTTTTCCCCATAACAAGGCCGTATGCGAAAAGGAAGTCAACGCCGTCGTGCGTTTTATTTTCGTCGCATGGCTGCCAGTCGTCGTCGTCTTCGCGTTCCCACAGATAGCCGGTGCAATAGTCCTTTGACGTTGGCAAGCGATCATTCGGAAAATAAGAATCATCTTTGAGTAAGTAGATAGACATGGCATGACCATGCTCTTTGCCGTAGTCAGAGTATTTATCGTGAGCATAGCGCCACAAAATATTAGACGGGTTTCTAACGGAGTTGACGCGAAGCCTTTCGAGCATACCGCCCGAGATCCCGCCGTAGATATCGCCGATTAGTAGAATTGACAGGGTTTGTAAGTGCGTCTCATATCCGGTAGTAGGTAGCGAGACGAAAGAATAATCAGAATTAGATAGTGGCCGATTGCGCAATTTTGCGGCGGCATCCTCCATAAGTGTTAAAAGTTGGGCACTCATAGTCGTGCGGTTCTCGTCGCCTTTGCCCATTATGAAACTGTTTCGTTTGGCGTAGTCGATGATCCGCTCAATCACGGCAGCAGAGCCGCGCCGGTATGCCCAGAAAGTAACACCCAGGAGCATATCGCGTGAAATCTCACTTTTTGAAAACTGTGGATAACAATTATAGTCTGGCCGTCTGTGCCAAGCGTCGCGATCATCCCTAGCCGCAAGAACGTCGATATTAGGCACGCCAACGCTTGCGGCGAGTGCGGTGTAGAGTAGGCTATCGCAGCCGTCAACAAATCCAGACGGGCCTTGCCGGTCCTTGAACAGCTTGAGATACAGCGCCGCCTTTGCCTCTAGCTTGGGATCGACTACGTTATTGTGCTTTGGTCTATGAGATTTTGCTGCGCAGGAGAATAGCGCAATGACGAGTGCTAATAATTTAAGCATAACGACCTCTGATAGTGTACTAATATCGTACCAGAGGTCGCCGGTTATGAGTAATTATTTTTAGCCATAGCCAGAGCCAGAGCCAGAGCCAGAGCCATCGCCATAGCCATCGCCAGAGCCATAGCCAGAGCCATAGCCATCGCCATAGCCATCGCCATAGCCAGAGCCATCGCCATAGCCAGAGCCAGAGCCATAGCCAGAGCCAGAGCCATAGCCATCGCCAGAGCCATAGCCAGAGCCAGAGCCATAGCCATCGCCAGAGCCATCGCCATAGCCAGAGCCATAGCCAGAGCCAGAGCCATAGCCAGAGCCAGAGCCATAGCCATCGCCAGAGCCAGAGCCATCGCCATAGCCATCGCCATA